GCAGCGGATTATGCAGCAAGTAAACCACGCGGTTCTCATGTGCCGGTCGGCGGCAGGGCTGTCGCGGGACATTCGACCGGCCCTTGTGGAGCCGTACAAGCTGTTCCGCCGGGTGCGCGGGAAGGACGGGAAGCTGCGGCTCAGCAAGGCCGCCAAGGCATACCGCCCAGGCCGCGGCGTCTACCGCTCCAGTTACGCCAACGCCCTTCGCCTGTCCAGGACCGAGATGGCCAGGGCATTCACCGAGGGGCAGATACGTCACGCCCGGGCCAAATCATGGGTCGACGGCGTGATCTTCCGCAACGGCAACGCAGAAGCCTGCCCGATATGCTCGGACCTGGACACCGCCTACTTCAAGGTCGAGGACGCCCCACAGATACCGATCCACCCGAACTGCATGTGCTACCTTGAGAATCACGTCAAGCATGATCCGAAGCCGCCGGCCAGGACGTTCTCGATCGACACCAGAAGGGCCCTGGGACTGGAATAAAACATGGCAGAAAAGTTTTCTAACAAAAACCACAAAAAAACCTTGACGGATCGAACCAAGATCGAGGAAGATTATTTGCGAGCGATAAAGAACGCAGCGTTCGAGCACCGATATGGAGTAATAACCGTAGAAATAACGGTGCACCAGGGCAAGATTTGCGGGGCAGAACTGGTAGCGAACCGACGCAAACTCATGCCCATGACAACTGAATAACGGACTACCCGAATACGACGGGCGTCTCACACTCGGCAGCGGGACAGAATTCTTTACCATTTCTCGCTCCTTATGTGGGACGCCCGATTTTTTTTGAGGGCCGAACCATGCCATATCCGAACGAGCACGCCTGCCGGCTATATCCGCCAGGCCAAGTACGGAAAGGCAGTTACAGTCGACTGACCTTCAGCCACAACGGCAAAAAGTACGCCGCCCTGGTCGGCAAAAAGACCAGCGACGGCAAGACCGTCACCCAGGCCTACCGATACCCGAAAGGCACCTGGGACGCTTCCAGTGCCCGGGCCCACTGCAAGGCCAGGGGCGGTTCGTTCGAAGCCGCCGGCAAGGGATGAGATCATGAACAAGCAAACCGGTAAATTGATCTGCGAGATTGATTTCACGGACGCCCAGTTCGAGGAAGGTACCAGTGGCGGACCTCACAGGATTCGCAACGTCGTTCTGCTCGGTGCCGTAAGCAAAAACAACAGGAGGTATACCGACCAGTGCATGAGGGGGGCCGTACATCTGTACGAGGGCGTCCAAGCATACATCGACCACCCAAATCCAGACGAGGAGATGCAGGGCCGGCGGTCCGTCCGCAACCTGGCCGGCAAATACATCCGGGCCAGGTACCTCGAGGGCGAGAAAAAACTGCGGGCTGACGCGGTGCTGCTGCCGAACGACGAGGGCGGTCGCTTCTTTACCATAGCCAAGACGATGCCCGAGATCGCCGGCTGCAGCCACGTGGCCAAGGGCAACTGGACCATGGACGACGGAGTGCAGGTGGTCGAGGATATAACCGAGGTGTTTTCCGTCGATCTGGTCGCCAGGCCGGCGACCACGGCGGGCGTATTCGAGAATCAAACCAATCAGGAGACACAAGACATGGACTACTCAAAAATCACAATCGAGGAACTCCGCCGGCTTCGCCCCGACATCACCGACACGCTGGTGAAGGAAGGGGCAGCCAGCCGGGACGAGGAATTGGGGCAACTGGCCGACAAGAACGAGGAACTCAAGAGGGCCAACGACGAGTTCAAGGCCAAGGAAGCGGTCGCCGCCAAGGCCGCGAAAGTCGACAAAAAACTGGCCGACAGCAAACTGCCGAAAGAGGCGATCACCGACACGTTCCGGGCCTCACTGATGAAGGCCGAGGACGACAAGGCGATCGACGACATGATCACCGACCGGAAGAAGATCGTCGAGCCGGCCGGCGTCAAGAACATGGGTGGCGAGGGCGATCCCCCTGGCCAGGGCAACCAAGAGGCCGACGAGAAGAAAGCGCATTCGTGCCTGACTACCAAGGCATAAACAAGAGTAATATTTCAAGATAGGAGATACGACAATGGCTGATGTAGAAAGATACGTTCGAGGATCACAGACCATCATCAAGGTGCCTGTGGCCAGTGCAACGGTCATAGAGAAGGGCGACTTCGTCTGCATCGTATCTGGTGCAGCGGTTGCTGCCGGCGGCGTAGCCGATGCCGGCGACGCGGCCGCGAACCGCGAAGCCGTCGCCGACGCATTCGCCGGCATAGCACAGTCGGCGTCCGACAACGGCGAGACCGATCCGGTTCTGGTGGACATATCGCTCGAGTCGATCCACAACCTGGACCTGCAGACCGCCGCCGCGTTGAGCGTCGGGGACCTGGTGGAGATTTACGCCGACACAGCCGCTGCTGACGACGATACGTCGGTGGCCGGAACGACAAGCCCGGTCGCCGTCTGCGTCGAGGACAAGGGTGCAACCGGCACGACCTTCAAGGCCAAACTGGTGCCACAGAAGATCTTCAATACGCCCCAGGCATAAGCCGCCGGCGTAAAGGCAACGACAGTGCGTAAAGAACAAACGAACACTGAACCCTTACAAGGAGAAAGCAAATGTTTGGTGAATTGAATTGGAAGAGTTTCATGGAGGCCTGCGGTGGCAAGGTCGATGTAGCCGCCAAGCGACTCGAAAAATATCTCGGTCTACCCGAGAATGATCCGATGCGCTTGTCGGTCGACGACAAGGGCCTGTCAATCCGCGGCCTGCACGAAGCGGTCGACCCGACACAGTTCGCAACGCTGGTCGGCGTACTTTTGAGCAAGAAGATTATGGACGCCTACGAGGCGGCCCCGAAGATTCTTGATCAACTGGTCACGCCATTCACCAGCACCCTCGAGACCGACCGGATACCAGGGGCATACGTCAAGGGCACCCTGGACACACTTCGGCCAGGCGAACCATACCCGCATACCGGGGACATCGGTGAAAAGTACGTCACCGTCACCGGCGAGAAGCGGGGCGAAATCCTTGACATCACCGAGGAAGCGGTCACCTTCGACCAGACCGGCCTGGTGATGCTCAGGGCCGCTCAGTTCGGCGAGCGGGCAGCCATGGACCGTGAACAGCGCGGGCTCTACACGATCCTGGACCTGACCGTAAGCGGAACCAACTACTACGCCTGGTACCCGTCCGGGACCCGCTCGGCACTGTGGGCCAACGCCGGCGGTGCTGGCCATGCCCACGAATACGACAACCTGGTGGTCGACACGCTCGAGGACTGGACCGACATCAACGCTGCAGACAACCTGCTCGGTCTGATGAAGGACGACAACGGCGACGCGATCAATGTGGTACCGAAAATTCTGCTGGTCCCCAGGGCCCTGCAGACGACCGGACGCCGGATCATCAACAATACGGTCCTGCCAGGGGCAGCCAACGTGGAGCAGAACCCATGGGCCAACGCCGTAACGGTGCTGAGCACCAGCCTGATCGATGGCTGCGGCGACGGCAACGCCGCAACGATGTGGTATTGGGGCGACTTCAAGAAGCAGTTCGTCGAGAAAGTCGTCTACGCCCTGCAGGTGCTGTCCAGGACCGACAAGAACAACGAAGATTCCTGGGGCCGGGACATTGTCGCCAGTTACAAGGTCCGGCACTTCACCCAGGTCGGAGCGGTCGACTATCGGTATGTGGTCAAGAGCACCGGTGCTGGTTAATCCGGGACAGACGTGAAAAACCGATGAATAGGCCTGGTGTTTAGAAGACGCCTGGCCACCGGGCCGCATTACAAGGAGAACGACCATGAAGTTCAAGAGAATGCTTCTGGCCGCCGGGGCGATTGTGCTTGTGGTTTCGCTGACGGTTTTTGCTGCCTACACCACGCACATCCGCCGCGGCTGGCGAATCGACAAACTGTATATGTCGCAACCGACCGTCGGAGATTCGATCTTCTGGACGAAGACCGATACGACACCGACAGCGGCCGAAGGGTGGATGTACTTCGACGACAGCGAGAACTGCCCGAAGTTCCACAACGGCACGGACTGGATTGCCCTGACAACCGGTTCCGGCGATAACACCTTGGACAACGCATACGACCAGGGCGGTGCCGGATCAGGCCGGAGTATCGACGCCGACAGCGGGGCCGTTGCGATTACAGTCAGCGACACGGACAACAACGTCGCGTTTATAGTCACACAGAACGACAGCACGAACGATCCGACAGCGATGCAGATAGTCAGTGCCGCAGACGCGGCGAACGCAATATCGCTGGACATCGACGGACAAGCAACAGGCCGAGACGTCGAGGGAACCGGGGCCGCCTGGTACGTAAACGGAGCCGGCCTCGGTACGTTTACCGGGGCTACGATAAGCGGGGCCGCGGTAAACCTGAACGCCAATTCCAATTTCGCGGTTAATGTAAATACCGGCACGTCGACCGGTGCGTTATCGCTTGGCGGCGGCAGCGGAACGGTCGCGGTCGATTCGACCGATTGGGACATTTCGACCGCCGGCGTGATGACTGGAATAGGTAACATCACCTACGATCAAACGGCAATCACGCATACGCTTACTTCTAACGGAGCGGGCGACGACCTTACGATTGCCCTTGCCGGTGCTACGGATTCAAGTGTTTTGGTAACGTCTACCGGGACGGGTGCTGATGCCATATCCGTTTCGACGAGCGCTGGCGGCATGGACTTGACGGTTGCTGGTGCGGCGGCAGGCGAGGATATCGACATACAGGCAAGCACCTCCGTTAATATCACCGGGCAGGAAAACGCCGCAGATGCGGTAGTCATTACTGGATCGGCCGGAGGTATTGACATTGCCGCAACGGGCGCCGCGGGAGAAGACATCGACATTAGCAATACTGGAGGTTCGACCAACGTATCGGCAACCGAAGATGTCGCAGACGCAATCGTCGTAAACGCAACAACCGGAGGCATTGACATTACTGCTGACGGAGCGGCCGCAAAAGATCTCGACATGACGTGCACCAACGGCTCGGCCAACCTGTCTGCCGGAGAAGACGTTGCAGACGCGATAGTCATCAATGCAAGCACAGGAGGTATCGA